AGGAAAAATTAGATGCCTGCAGAGAAATACTTAAAAATGAATTTCTTAGTGAAAACTAAAAATTATTGTTGATATTCTTGATTGCATTGCTGCCTTCGCTTGAGTTAGAGCCATCATCAATATAAGCTCTGGCATAACGAAGCGTTAAATCGCAAGTAACTACATCAGAGTGAGCCATATCAAGGGCTCCAAAATCTATTTGTTCTGGGTATACGTTTTCGTAAATCCAAGTTTCAATGTCTTTTCCACATCCATCTAACATAATTAGTTTTACTTTAGACTTTTGAAAGTCTTTATAAAACTTAATTTTCCCGTTTTTGGCATCATAGTAATTTTTCAACCATTTAAAAACTGGGTTCAAACCTTTGGTTTTTGTTGTCCAAAGTGTAACATTTATAGGACGCCATTCTGGTCTAGACGGAATTGAAACAATTTCCGTTAAATGATATTCGTCCATACTACGAAAAGAAATGATAGGACGTTGGGCTTTTAAGGGCGGCAAAATAGATATACCAACATCATCGCCACCACAAACATCAGAGATATCCAATATCCATCTAAATTGTCTAAGAAAACAATTATCAGCCGAACCTAAGCCATTAAGGCCCATCTTTCTTTTAACACCTGATGCTTCTGGCATTTAACTCCTTTAACAATAAATCGGACGGGGAATGACCCCCATCCGATCTATTAAAGTAATATCTAATGTAAACTTTAGCAACCACGGCAGCAAACTTGCATTCTTCCGCCAGGGCAATAATTGGTATATTGAACATCTGAGTATCTTAAAGTTAATTCGATTGTAACTTCATCAGAAGCTGAATAATCCAAATCTCCAAAGTTAACAGACTGAGGCCAAACGTTACCAAGCTCCCATAATTCCATTGCTTTACCGCAACCATCATAAAGTCTTAAACGAGCCAATCCTGCATAACCACCGCTTCCAGAGGTTCCAGAACCGCCAACGCTTTGACCCTTAACGGAAGACATATGTAAACCAACTGGATCAGTAAAGTTGTAAATTGTTGCCAACCAACTGAATAGGGTTAATACATCGCTACCACCATTGCCACCTACGTCAAAGTAGGTAACAGTGATGCTTTCCCAAGTCGCTTTACCAGGAATCCACATTCTTCCGTGTAAATAATCAATTTGGGTTTCTTCTAAGCTTAAGTTTGGACGAGATGCACTCTTTACGAAGTTTTCAGGAATTGAAACGCCGCCGCAAGGAGAAATTAATTCAAACGTCCAACGAAATTTTCTTTTAAAGACAATATCAGGATCGGCAATTCTGCCAAGCCCCATGTCACGACCACCGCCACTTCTAGGCATATTTTTCTCCTATATTTTTAATTAAAATGTGTCTGCATTTTCTGTAAAGCTTCCAGTTCTGTGAACTGAGAATTCAAGGAACATAAATTCAACAGCTTTTACAGGTTGGACGCCAATTCTTGCTCTAAATTCGTTTCTATCTATAACATCAGGCGTATTCAATTCTTCGTCTGCTTGAATGATAAAATCGTAAACCCCTCTACCAACTTGCACTTCTCTCAAAATTTGAGTGGCAATTGTGATGAATTTACTTCTGAATACTTCGTCATGAGGATCGAAAAGAAGTGAACGAGAAGCTGTTCTAATTCTCTTTTCGATATAGAACATCAATCTTCTAACGTTGATTCGATCCAATGCAGTTGGTGTACGCTGCATTGTTTTTTGACCCATAATTATATATCCATCAACATCTGGAAATTGAACAATTACGTTCAAACAGTTGTTGTTGCCATACATCAAGTCTCTAACAGGAAGTGATGGGCGGTTATATACGTTCTTAATTCCTGGTACGACGCCTCTAGTTTGACCAGCAGGAGCATACCAAGGCTTTCCTAAGAAGTCAGAGCGAGCAATAGTAGCCATTGCAGAGCCAGAAGGTGGAACCCATACGTCAACCTTGTTGAAGTTGTCGCGGATTTGAACCCATGGCCAATACAAAGCACCAAAATCAGAATCAAATCTAGTGGTGTTTAATGGGTGAACGCCATTTTGCCAATCAATAGACTCATCTTCTGTTAATCCGAATGGAGGATCAACAATTGCCAAACAATCCATACGGTAGTTTTGGCAGAAATCCAACATTGCTGTGATAACAGTTGTGCTTGAGTGACCAGGAATTGCAATCAAATCAATATCAATTTGTTCTGGGTCAGACAAGGCAAACAAACCAGTTGAAGCAATATCGCTTCCAACCAACAAATCATCTTGATCGTCTGGATCAGAAGGAATTCCATCAACACCACCAGTTAAGGCATAGGTGCCATCTTTAGGTGGAGCGGCTTCGTCTGTGTTGTCTTCAACTAGAATAAAATCAGAAACTAATGGCAAATATGTCATTACATATAAATTGCTATCTGGATTCTTGGTTAAATTACCCCAGGCTTCTACTTGGACGCCATTGTTATAAACTTCTAACGAGAATGTTCCATCACGTTTGTTATTTACAACCTTGACTTGTGTTTGATTTCCTTCAATACCAGAAGATTCTGCTTTGAGTAGGAAAGAATAAACAGAAGAATCTGAAGCAATTCCAGAAACGATACCAAAGGTTTCAATTCCACTTGCACCAGTAACGCCACTTGGGCTATCGCCTTTTGCTGTGAGATTATCAAAACCAAACAAACCATCGGCTGTGCTATCGGATTTAATCAATAGTTTGGCGTCACGACCTGTGTGTATTGTTGAGAACGTTAGGTTGTTACCTGTAGCGGAAGCAACCCATCCCCCTGGTAAAGTGCCAGATTCAGAGCTTCTTTGGCTGTTGATTTCATCAACGATGTCAGCAAGTAAATTGTCTGCACCTTCAAGAGAAGACAAATCAATAACTTGAACAACATTGTCGATAAGAACGTTATCCGTTCCAGAAACAACGATTTCCAAGTTAAGGCCAGAAAGACCAGTGAAGTCATAGTGACCAGGAGTTTGATATCCAACATCAGGATAACGATCCATGTCACCAGTTGTTTCACCTTGCGTCATACCAGTTCCAAGACCAGTTACGCTTCCTTCTCCATAAATTGAATTTTGAATAGATACAAGTTCTAAAGTAGCACTTGGTCCATAAGCAAAAGTTGTTTTAACAGAGATGTGTGGATCGGCATCATCTGTAAGATAGAACTCAATTCCATCTTGAGCAGACAATTGATCGTTTAATTCATCTCTTAATGCACTGGCTGTATATGTATCAGCGGCAACAATTAAGGTCTTAGAGCTTAAATTGCCATTTAACTTCCATCTAAAGAAGGAGTCATCATCAAAAACATAAGGGCCAGCGGTATCAGATTCAATTCTAATAACTCCACCTGCTGCAGGAATGTTTTTGGAAGCAACAACTGCTTGTTCATCATTGGTAGCTTCTTCTTGAGCTACACGAATGACATACAATTCAGTGGCAACCAACAAATATTGTTCAGCGGCATAAATCAAATATGGATCACCTACATCAGGATGAGGATAACCAAAAATCGTGTGCAATTGTCTTGTTGTGTTGATTAGTCTTGGAACATTGGTTGGACCTTTACTGCAAAATCCAACTAAGCCCGCACGATGAAAGCTTTGTTCGGCTGGTACAAAACTTAGATCCTTCTCAGCGATTCTCACGCTTGAAGCAATCATATTGGAAGGTGGAAACCCTCTTAAAATGGCCATAGTTTATTCTCCCTTTAATTTGTTTAATGGCAACAAGCCATTGCTTATATACTGTGTTTTTATTAATCCTTCTTTCTCTACTCTTTTTATATATTCAGTGACTCTTTCATCTTTACATAAATATTCGTTTTTTCCTGAGCCAATTGCTGGAATATTTTTCACTGCAATTCTATTTGGGGCCTTGCTAGATTTAATAATAATCTGAACTGGACCTTTTGTTATATTCGTTATTTTCAACATTCTAAATCTCCTATTGACTCTTCGATTTTAGTTAAAACATCTAAAATCTCTTGTTCCTGTGTTCCCCCCTGAACAATGTCTATTTTCGTTGTTAGGACAGCTTTTCGACGTACAATTGGTTGAGGTATAAAAGATTTAGCCAATAAATTAAACTGCCATTTGATAACTCTTAAATTTGAATCCCCAGGCTCAAAATCAATATTGTTGCCAGAAGATTGTAATTCAACGCCAATTTCCCAAGAAACGCCTCTAACTTTTATATACGCTATGGGCGAGAATTTTAGCATTATTTGCTCGACTATTTGATTCATATCCTCAATATAAAAAGTCCAAGCATATAAAGTATAAGAAATATCTACTGGCAACCCTTTCGCAACACCAAACACGGTATCTCTTTCATATTTGTCTTTCGTATGCATTCCAGGTTTCCCATCAGGGCGTAGATATCTCATATAATCCAACGCTTTGTGATAGGTGTATCGATCTTGGTTAAATTGAATGTCAGAACTATGAATCGCCATAATTGGCAATCTAATTCTGTCTACAACGAGAGTTTGGTCTTTTCTTACATTGCTTTGAACAATTGCGGCTACAGCTTTTTCTTGAGTTCCATATATAATGGGGACTTTATGAGCCTGTCCGTTTTCATCTATAACAACTATATTTCTGAATAAATCTTGAACGGCCTCGTCAGTTCCACGAAAAGCTTTTGTATAACGATAAATATATTCACGATTTGGGCTTTCTAAATCGTCAATAATTTGACCAGTTTGCATGGGATCACAATTTCTTTGTGCCCCAATATTGGTCTTTTTGTTATTTTGTTCACATATATCTTGCAAAAAATCATTTGCCCCAGGAGGATTTCTGAGACTATCTGGATCTTTATTTCCGCAAAAAGGTGCGGGATTATCTAAATTGGGATAGGATTGCAGCGGACTTTGTGGGGTACATTCGTGAAAATTAGAGTTTTGTGGATTTGGATCGTTCATATTTATAGAAACCTATGGTATTTACTAGTTTAAAGAAGAAAAATGAAAAATTTTACTGTGAAAAAAAATAATATAAAAGTGCCTTTTTATATAATGGATCATAAAGGCACTTGGAAAAAACCTAATATTCCAAGAAAATTATTTACCGATATCAAACCCGTCAATTCAATTCAATTTGTTTTTGATGGAAAATTTTAGATGATATTTATATTAGGCTTCGTCTTAGTGACTTGTCCGTTTTCTGTTGTTGAAGTTTCTTGAAACTTAACGCAAATTAATTGCATGCGAAGTGTTCCCCAAAGTTGGAATTCACTCAAGTTTCTTTGAACTATCATCCAATCTTCTCCAAGGTGTGGCGTGTATATTCTAGATTGTAATTTTGGAGGGTGCCCAATAGCTTGGAGTAAAGCTTTATAATTTAAATTAAAAGTAGCTTGATTTAACCCGTCAATTCCAAACTGATTTTGGTAATTTTGAGAAGCTTCTGGGTCATAAGCAGCCCATAACTGGACAGGGAATTTAGAGTAAATTTTGCCCCTATCTTCATTATATTGCTTGTCCATTGTTTGACTTTGGATCATGCATTCATAATAATAAATGGGAGAACCACCACGACGAATTGCTTCCTCATCCCAAATATTAAACAAATCATGCTCAATAGCATTGGGATTGTATTGTTCAATACCTGAAAGCTGATATGGGGTTCCATCATTGTTTCTTATCATTAAATTATATAGTTTTCCAACCATATAATAAAAAACTCAAAATAGAAAAATGATATAAGTCTTTTAACAACAAGGACTTATGTTTAGTCGGCAGTAAGTTTAGGGCCGACTTTTACGTTCCCCCCGCTGGTCGGTGTGATTGCTGGTCCGTTATCAAAGCGTTCCATCCAAAGTAAGTTTCCACCAGTCACAGAGGTTACATAATAACCATAGACAGTAGCAGATGTGCTAAAAGCAAAAGTTTGTTGACTGTAAACGGCAGTGGTGATTCCTGCGGTGCTAGAAATGCTCCATAAAGTTCCATAAAGTGTTATTGGAGCATAACCCGCCTCTGTAGATTGCGTTAAATCTGATAGGCTATGCGTATCTGCTGGGGTTAAATCATTTTTATAAAGTCTTAGAACTCTGTTTCCGTTGACATTGGTTGCAGCCCCATCAGTTGCAATCATATTCAACACATATTGCAGCATTAGTATTTCAGCAGTATTTGGTACAACGACAGTCATGTTATTCCTTTATTTTATTTAGTCTATTCACAATATTTTAGTTACACTCATATAATATTTATCTTATGGTTATCAAAAATAAAGACGGAACTGATTATAAATTATCTGGTCCAAATCCACTTATGAAGGAACAAAACATAGAAAATGTTCCGTTTCTAGTGCATAATTTTGGACAAGAAGAAATTGTAGAAAAAGATAAAAACATAGACATTCCAGTGGTTTTAAAACCTAAAGAACCAGTTCGAGAAATAATTCAAGAAAATCCTAAAATAGAGCCTAAAATAGAGCCCGTTAAGCCAAAAATATCAATTAATTATACGCAGTTTGCTTGTGCCCCTGTAGTAATGAGAAAAAGAAAAGATGACCTTTATGGAGAGACTTATTCAACTGTTGAATATTTAGACCCAATAATGTTTAATGGGGTTGTTTTAGACCAAAGTGATTTTGAATTTAAATTTTGGGCAGAGCAAGAATTGACGATTGGTTCTATTTTATTCCCAAAAACACAAGAAAAAAGATGGTGGAAAATCAAAGCTATTCAGGCTGAACAAAAAGGATGGACTTATCTTTGTGAAATATCCACACAACAATTAGGATTTAGCTTTTAGTTGGAACAATTCTTGCTTTTAATCCTAAACTTGTTAATTGGTCACGATAATCTTCAACAGCTTTAAGATAGCCCATCTCACATATATCAGTAGTTAATTTGAGAAAAGCATGTAAATCTTCTTCGGTGAGAAACTGTTGAGAAAGTCGTTCAATTATTTTTTCGTTTTTGGGATATCTTTCTTTCAAAAATTCATACATGACTTTTTTGAAAGCCGCCCCTCTTGGATTTTGTAAAACGTCAAATAAACTCATTTTTTCTTCTTTTTCTTCTTTTTGGGTTTAATCATAGACTTTGGATCTCCCTCCCATTGGAAATCTGGGCTCTTTGTGCCATCATAAACGGCATAAGTGCCAACCATTTCAAGCCATTTTTTAAATGTTAAATTATGCATTTGGATTATAATTGTCTATTCTGTGTTTGAGTGCTGCAATTTCTTTAACATAAGGAGTTAAATCATGTGGATTTGCATTGAAAAGATCTTCAATTTTGGCATAAACATGCGTTAGAAGTTTAAGTGTTGGTCCACCTTGACTTGTAGGCAAGTTAAATGCTGGTTGTTGCATAATTTCAATCCATTTACCTTCTTGTGCCAATTTTTGAAGAGTCGCAAGATTAGTTTGTGGAGCAACGGCAGGAGCTTGTTGTGCCGCTGGATTTTCACCTGCAGGCACGGCTCCATTGTTTGTAATTCTTTCTTTGAGTCTCTTGATTTCATTGCTCGAAGCCGCAATGTCATTATTGGTATATTTACCATTATGCAAGCCAAGCTTGATACCATCGAATGTTTTTCTCAAATCATTAATTGTTGGCCCACCTTCTGCGGGAGATTTTTGGAATTGTGGGTGTTTAATCAATTCGAGCCATTCTTGATTTTTGATTAATTCATTATAATCATTTGGAGCATTTGCCGAACCTTGGCCCAATTCGATTTCTTTGATTTTTCCATTGAAATCTTGTTTGAAGGTCGATAAAATACCATCCAAACTTAAATTCTTGCTGTTTAGATTTTGCATGTATTTATTGACTTCCGCCTCAGCTTGTTCTTCATTCATACCTTGGCTTAGGTAATAGATAGAAAGAGCTTGCATAATCTTAATGACAACATCTGCTCTCTTGGACAATTCGTCCATAGCTTTTTGAGAGTCATGAACATCATCCATGTCTTCTGTGTTGTTATTTTGACGATTAGCATCATCAACAATACTTCTGAGCGTCTTTAGATCGTAAGGGAATGCACCTAGACCAGCACTTGCCCAAGAACGACGGTTGCCCGTTGTTAAAGCTTCTCCTGATTTTTTGTTCTTATCAATAATTTTGTGGAACAACAAATCAATAGCATTTGCTCCTTCGCCTTCGCCACTAGAATTTTTAACTTTAGCATCCATGGAATTGAACAAACCGCTCAATCCTCTTCTTCTTCTAGTTCCATTTCCAAGGTTTTGTTGTAAAAAGCTTGTGGTGAAGTTTCTAGCTCTTTTGAATCTTTCGTTGCTATCGGCCATTTTTGGATCTCTAAGATTTTCCAAAAAGTCAATAAAAATAGCTTGGTGCAAGTCATGCATTAAGCTTTTAGCGATAGTTTTTTCTAGTTCTGACGCACCACCAGAACCTTCACCAGAAATGGCGTTGTTGATTCCGTTGATAATATCCAAGAAATAAGGCCCTTTCATTGGCATGGATTCTTCTAATTTCTTTTTAGCCTCTTTATAAGCTGGATCTGTTGGGTCAAGATATAGTTTGCCCTTAGTGTTTCTATTTGGGTGCATAGCAGCCCCAATAGTAGTCGAGCCTTGTTGATACTCAGGAACTTCTACATAATCTTTTTGATGTCCTAGACGATCTTCATCTGGAATATCAACGTCAGTAGGGTGTTCTCCATGTTTTCTAAGGAATTTGGCAGTGTTCAATATAGGAACTTCATTTCCATTGGCCAAAGTAGTATGTGGCAAATACAAAGGAGGATATTTAAAGTCTATGGTATGGGAGACTTTAGTTTTAGCCTCATCATTCGCAGCTTCCTTTGCTTTTATATCAAGTTGTTTTTTTGTTAAACCTTGAGATTCAAAAGCTTTTTTGTATTTATCTACAAGACCATGCTTGTCCACATATGCTTTGACTGCATTACTATCAAAACTTTTAGTGGTTTTGATTTCATCTCCTTCTGGATTATTTGGATGTGGCGGGCCTCTTAACTCACCTTTATCAGCTTGTCTCAAAAGTTGATCTCTTGCAATTGCTTTGGCCCACAATTTAACTTTTTCAATGTGATGTAAATCTTTATTTGGGATGTTTGTAGGTCCACTGAATTTATCAGTAGGCAAGAAATCATAAGTGAAATTTTCTTGGTTTTGTAATTGCTTAGTCCATTGTTTTGTTAATTCATCTAATTTCTTCTCAACAGTCCAGGTTTCTTTAGGGCTTTGTCCACTACCGAAATTAACGGGTTTCCAATTTTCTTTTGGTAATTTTCCATACATTTCATGTGAATTATGATTCATCCAATCTTTCAATTTAGTTCCAATGGCGGCAAGCTCTGGGGCTTTGTAACCTTTTGTAGAGTTCGGAATGATACCATCATCATCATTTTTCTTGATTTCATGACTAAATTTAGGCCCAGTTAAATCGTATTCGTATTGTCCAGTATCGCCTAAAACGTGACCATGTTGTGTTGCCACATCTGGATGAAATGGTGCCCCATATTTTGTTTCTAATTTATGAATCAAGCGATTCATATTCATGTTGGCGTCAACTTTATGTTTTTTGCCCCCATGTCCAGGCTCAGCAAACTCTAATGTTTTTTTATCAAAGCTGGGATCACTATGAGGAATGGCCTTTGCAGCTTCTTCTCTGGCCTCAATTTTGGCTCTATTTTTGGCATCTTTTTCAGACATACCCTCATCTTTGAATTGATTGAAATATTTGTCTATAAGACCATTTTTTTCAATATAATCATCACGTTGTTTTTCGCGATGCTTTAGAGTACCAATTAAATGTGTGTTGTAACGATCATACAAAGCTTGTTTCCATTTACTGGCTGGAAATTGGGATAGATAATTCCAATCATCTTGATCGAATTTAATAGGTCTTTTGGAGTAATCTCCAACTGCATGCTCTTTTAACATGCGTTTTTTCTCTCTATAAAATTCTGTAAATGTATTCATTTTTTTAATGCCTTATGATATTGATCCAGTTTAGTTATATATTTAGTTGTTTTTCAAATTCTTTCACAATATATAACTAAAAGGGGTACTAATGTCTAATGTTTTTTTTACCAATCAAAATGTTCAAAATTGTTCTAAGGGGTGTTCATCCTCTATAGGCCCCCTAGACCCATTAAATAAGTCTGAAATGAGTCCTAGAAAAAGCAGAGAAAAAGTACGCGAACAAATCAAAGACGCTGTATTGCTTAATCTGGGAGCCCCTAGAATTCAAATAGAGTTAGATGAACAGCAATTAGATCTGGCTGTTGACCAAGCTTTGATGGTTTTTGAAGATTATTGCCCACAAGAATATTTTCAATATTATGTATTTAAAACCATTCCAGGCCAAAGTGTTTACAAAATGCCAGCAGATGTTGGGGTAATTAGAGATGTTTTCTATAAAGAAACCCCTAATTTTGCCTTTTCTGGGTCTGATTTAGGTGGCGTTTTGCCTTTAGAATACATGTATCCAGGCGGGTCTGCAGAAGGATGGTCTGGCGGAATGCACAATCCCGCACAACCAGTTTGGGGAAGAATGGGAGAATGGACATTATATAAACAATATGAAATAATGTATTCTAAATCTTCGAGCCAAATTGGTGGATGGGAGTGGATTGGTGGGCATGAACATATTAAGCTTTATCCAATTCCTTATGGTGCCAGTAGCGTTATAGTACATTATTTGCAAAGACAACCAGATTTTAAGTCAATAAATATGGCTATGATTGAAGGAGCCCTAGCTTTTGCTAAAATAATGTTAGGCCGTATAAGAACAAGAATTATGAACCCACCAGGACCAGGAGGCGGGCTTCAATTGGACGGACAAATAATTCTTGAAGAAGGAAAACAAGAGAAAAAAGAGTGGGAAGAAAGATTGTTGTCAAGATATGGCGGTTTGGATTCAATTACATGGGGATAAAATGAATTTTTCCGAGTGGAAAAAACAAAAAGATTCTAGCCAAGATTCGCTGCAAAGCGTGTCTCAGGAAGAGTTTGCAAAAATTGCCAATAATTATTTTGCAATTAATTTAAATATACAAAAAACTGGTCCTTTTACCGAAGCGGTAGAAACCAGTCGTTATGCTATTGAAGTCAATTATCGAACTACGGCCAAAGAAGCTTCTGAGGGTTTTGCAAAAATAGCACTTGGGTATGTTAGTGCTGCATTAAAAAATGCTGGATTTCACACCAAGCACGTATTTACAGAAAAACCATTAAGACTTTTAGTATCAACTAGAAATTTTGATGATGGAGAATGGATCGGCATTGTAGCCTGGAACCAAGAACATAATTGTTTTGTTATTTCTCAAGGATTTTATAATCGTTTGAGAAAAACCGTATCTGTCCAAAATACAAAGAAATGTTCTGGGGACAATGCATCCGATGTCGCTAAAGAATTAACCAATATGGTTCATCACTTGAAAAACAAGCCAGATCGTCATGCAGAAAAATTAAAACCAGTCCCGTTAAAACGAGGACCAAAACAATGAGAGTTTGGTTGGATGACGAAAGACCAATGCCTCCAGGCTTCGATTTTCAAGCTAAAACTGCTCAAGAGGCAATTAGCTTGTTATCTCAGGGCAAAGTTAAATTCATCTCTTTAGACCATGATTTAGGGCCTCCAGAAGCTGGGGACGGAACAATGGTCGCAAAGTGGATCGAAGAAAATGCGTTTCATGGAAAATTGAAACCTTTAGAATGGGAAGTTCATTCTGCAAATCCTGTCGGGCGTCAAAATATGACTATGGCCCTTAAAAAAGCTGAACAATTTTGGAACAGCTTAAAAGAACAATTCCATAGAATTGGGAAAAACGGGGGCCAAGTTTGGGGAAAAGAAGGTGCTGGAATTTTGTATGTTACACAAAATTCTGAAATTCTTTTGTTAAAAAGAAGCCCACCTTCAGACCATTCTGGAACATGGGGATTGCCAGGAGGAAAGCTAAAAAGTGGCGAAACTCCAATTGATGGAGCTATAAGAGAAACAAAAGAAGAATGTGGAACGTTCCACAGTGGCCAACAATTTCATAAATATGAAGAAAAAAATGGCCTTCATAAATTTACTGTCTTTTTTTATTCTATACCCAAATTATTTAATTGCAAATTAAGCAAAGAACACAATGAATATAAATGGGTGAAAATCAATGAAGCAGATCAATTACATCTTCATCCAAAACTAAAAGAATTTTTACCTTATTATAAAAAGGTAATCCAAAAAAGAACTTTTAGGGACTGGGTGGGAGATAATTAAAATCTTTTGGTTGTCTGACATTATCCATTAATTCTTTATGAATAGTAAATTCA